TTCTCGCTCATGACTCGGCTCCTTTGGGGATGAGCATTTTCTGGATATCGGCCATTGCTTTCTTGGCCTGTTCAGCATCGCCAGCCGATGGAGTGGATATTTCTGCGAACTGCAAAAGGTGCAGAAGGTCGGCAACACGAGAGGTCAAACAGCCATCCGGCACGGCGGCAGGCTGCGGATTGAGCCGCGAAACTTCGGCCAATGCATCGCCCCAGCCTTTATCATATTCAGGGCCGGCGCTGCTTAATGCGATGGGCAGCGTTAAGGCGGCAGGCTGCGGGGCGGCGGCTACTTCTTTCCGGGCTAGGCGAACGCGAGCATCGCCATAAAGCTGGATAGTTTCCTGCGTTATTTTTGGAAGCTCGGCCAGCGTGCCAACTATGGGCAAGTTATCTGCTGTAAAGCCAGACACAGCGAGCGCTTGGGGTGGGGTGGCTTTCAGATCGCCGTCGTAATCCAGAATAAGCGGTCGGCTTTCAAGCTCGCCGATGATGTATTTAACGCAATCGGCATCGTATCGAACGCGATCTTGATACTCAGACCGCGCGATGGTGAAGCCATTAGCAATATCGCCCTTGTGCAGGATCGCCGTCCAGTTCTGCTTGCCGTTCGATTCGGGCATTGAGCCAAACCAGACAGACAGGCTGCGATTTTCTTGTAGCCGCTCATTCTCCGCCACCAGCTCCGCAATCCGCTCCTTGCAGCGATCGTTTTCTTTCTCCTGTGCTGAGATAACTTCATCTTTTCGATTCAGCGTTTCGACTTGCCACGCAGATTCCAATCGATGATTCTCCGCCACCAGCTCGCGGATGAGGGAGGGGAGTTCCTGTAATGAGTTATCTAGTGCTGTAGGGAAATACTTGGGGCATTGTTCGAGCGAATGCCCTACTGCGGCCTCAATCGCTTTGAAATGCGCTTCCGTTATCTTGGTCATGATGGGTCCTTGGGTTAAGAGTGTTCGATCAGATTAATCCGTAGCACGCCAACGGTCAACTCATGCATTAGAACTAGTTCAAATAACCAGGAGCTTCAGTCGCTTTTAATGCTCATAAGTACAGCCCACCCAAAAATATTTCACCTCCAGCGCATAAAAAGCTTGCAACAGCTCTGCCGTTTGCTATGATTTTCCTTGCCTGCTGATCCCAGGTTTAAACATCACAGACAATAGACGTAAGAGCCCTTTTGGGGACTGGACCGTCTTTCGTATGTCTGTGTGCGAAAGATGGGGGTCAACCAGTCGCCAAAAGGGTTTTTTTTCGCCTTGGATTTGGTCGCAGGCCGGCGTTTAAACAGGTTTCCCGAGCATGAGCTGAAGCAAAACCAAGCACCAAAGGATAGTTCTTCAATCTGAACAAATGCCATTGCCGACCTTGGACCAGGGACAAACAGCACTTTAGTGGGCACAGCAGTACAGGTGCGGGGTGGAACCGTTCCGATATACGGTTAGCTGATACAGGCGTGGCAGCCATTAAGAAGGACATTGAAGGTGCAAAGAGGTTTGGGTGCAGGTGCCCCAAGCGGTCATTAGATGTTTAACGCTCGAATTTAAGGATGAGCTTAAATGAAGCCTAGTTTCTTTTCCAATACCAACATCGGCAACCATATAACAGGAATTAAGGTTGCTGCCATTCAGTTGTCCCTTCAGGGCTATGTGGTGCTAGAGACTCATTCCAAGAGCCACAAAGACAAGCCAAGCATCATGATTGACCGTCCTTACATCTGTAGTGAATCAGAAATAACCTTGAGTCCTGACAACAATTTCGCATCGGTGGATAAGTGGAATTGCCGAGTTTATTGGAGAGTGTGATGGGCGATCATCGATTGAACGTTGATATTTCAGTTGTGGGAGCAGATTGCAAAGAATACAAAGTGGATATGTGGCTGAACTGGCATGAAGATCGGCCAGAAGAGATTTATAGAGCGATTGTGGCAATGGCTCAGAAGGCAGGATTGCCAATTAATGACAAAACCTATCTATTCGATTATGTGTAATTGCCGCGTTTATTGGAGGGTATGATGGACGATGAGATTAAATTATTTCGGCCGAGCAATGGTACGCATGGTGATTGCTTCATGTCAGGGTTTTGTTATAAGTGCTCGAAGTGGCCACATAGCATGGAGGCGAAAAATCAATGTCGCATATTTCTGCATACACAGATTTATGACGTTGATGACAAAGAATATCCACGCGAATGGCGTTATGTAGATGGAAGTCCAACATGCACCGCCTTCAAAGACCGCGAAGAATTCAATGCAGAGCGCCGGATGAAACGAAAGCGTTCGTTAATTAAATCCAGTGGGCCAGATTTATTCGCAGATGAATCTTTGCTCCCTGAGCATCGCATGGGCTAACAACAACGAGAGGGCTTGAAATGAAATCAATTATTGAGAAGTCGACAAAAAAGCCATTCCGATATCCATGCATTTTGCAGTCTGGTGAATCAATTGTTTTGTTTAAGGCGCCGAATGAAGGAACTCTTTTGCGAGATAGCGGAAATTGCAAGGCAGGAGAATATAGGGAGGATTGGGCAATGCATTTTTTTTATGAGTTCGATGGAACCATTACACTTTCCAATGATTGAGGCTAATCGCATGATCCAATCCGACAAACTTCGCCGCTTCTCATCGCCTGCTGTAGAGATTAAGAATGGGGTTAGGAACGAACTACAACGCGAGATAGATGAATGGCTGGCGCAGGGGAATAAGATATCCGTTGTTCAGTCATACGAATTCGTGCCAAAGCCCATCATCGAGCGCACAGAGCGAATCCAATCGGTCAGAAAGAAATATGTTCCGACTTCATGGGATAATAAGATCGAAGTCCAGGCACTGAAATATATGAAGGCCTGCGGTTTGGTGAACAAAGAAGTTGCTGAAGCCCTGAAAAAAGTATTCGGCACCAATCGGTCAGTGAATGCGATCCGGTCGTTCTGCACAAGACACAACGTCGAGAGCCTGAACCCTATCGGGCGCAAGCATAAAGAGCCATGGATGCAGGAAGAGGACGATTTGATTTGCCGCCTAGCCGGCGAGGGAATCAGCCATACCCGCATCGCAGAGAGCATGGCGCAGCAGTTCCCAGATAGGCCATGGAAACGCACTTGGAAGGCCATCCGAGGCCGTATAGAACGGCTGGAGTTGATCAGCAAGACCGAGATCAAGAAGCGGAAATAAGCATGGAAAGGGTGGCAAGAAAATGAATGAGCAAATAGAAAAAATGCTTGCGCTGGTTGCAAAAGCAGCCGGCTATATAATCCATAGTGATGCATGGGCATGTTGGGCTGGAGGTGCGAAACCGCGCCTTTTTCATGGCAATAGTGGACCAGAATGGAATCCATTAAATGATGATGGCGATATATTCAGAATCATGTTGGATGCTGGAATATCGTTAAAGCTAACGCAGGTTGCAGCTATTGCAACTCATCCATCTGGCGTGAGATTTAGATTTAGGTATAGGGATTCTCCTAGGGAGGCGGCACGCTCTGCTGTTTTACGTGCTGCGGCGGCGCTCGGGGAAAAGGCAACATGAAAGAGCGAAGATCAATTTCGCAAAACAGCTGCATGTGGGCCGCATTGACCGACATAGCAGAGCAGCTAGAATGGGTGGTGAATGGTCGGCGGCAAAAGATAACTCCAGAGGACTGGAAATTCATACTCAGCGGCTCGCTGTTTAGAGAGCAGCGGATCGCAGAGGGAATCGATGGCGGCTTTGTGGTCCTGGGCCAAAGTACCAGCAAGATGACCAAAGAGCAGATGAGCGATCTTTTAGCGCTTGTGTATGCATTCGGGGCAGAGCGCGGCGTGAAGTTCGGCGCTGGCCATACCTATGACGACTGGAAGGATTTGACGCAATGAGCAATTATATATTTCAGCCAATGAATCAGCTTCCAAATGGACTCACGCTCTTGCAGGTGAATCCTGATTGCGCGGCGCAGCTGGACCCCGCATCAGAATATTTCGGCTGGCTGTATACGAAAGGCTTCGATGGCCAATGGGTCACTCTGCGAAAACTGTCAGATCATGAAATAGAAACCGCTCAAGATCAGGCCGCCGATATGCGTGTTTTGCTTGGTACCAAGGTACGTGCAGGATAATTGTTAATGCCAAAATGCGCCTTCTGCCGTCAGCCTACCGCCTCTAGGTATGGGCTAACGTATGCCTGTGACCCAGGGCACGCATTAGAGGCCGCCAAAGCGCGTATGGCGAAGAAAGAGCGCAAGGCAATGGCTGAGGCTAGGTCAAGGACAAAGGCCGCCAAAACGCTGTTAAAGACGCGCAGAGAGTGGTTGTCGGATGCTCAGGACGCTTTCAATAATTACATTCGAGCCAGGGACTTCGATAAACCCTGCATTTGCTGTGGTCAATGGCCAAAGGTTCAAGGCAAGTATGGGGGAGACTGGGATGCTGGCCATTTTCTTTCAGTGGGCAGCCATCCAGAGCTGAGATTCGATCCAGATAATTGCCACCGCCAACTCAAGGAGTGTAATGGAGGCTCTGGGCGGTTCTCCAAGCATGGCAGGGTGGTTAGCGAAGGATACAGGCAGGGAATCATAGAGCGGATTGGCATCGAGCGCGTAGAGCGTTTGGAAGGCCCCCACGAACCCAGAAAATACACCATCGACGAGCTTCAAGCCCTCATCAAGACCTACCGGGCCAAGAAGCGAGAACTGGAGAGGGAGAGAAACCATGTGCAATGATATTTTGGGCGGATTTAGCTTTGGTTCCGGTCCTATGTGTGCCGGGCTACAACAAGATGGAGTTTCTAAAGAGGCAGCAATGAAGTATTTGGTGAATATGCAGAATGCTCTTGCCAATGAAAAGCTGGCTCCTTATATGCAACAAATCAGCCAAAACTTTGACTGGAATGATTGGAATTTGCGCATTGAAGCCAGAAAATGGACTCGGCTGGAATTCTAGCCAAAAGCTTTGATATTCGCCAAACCTAATAAATATGTGATATAAAGGGCGTGTTGCTGGTGGAATTTGAACCCACATGCCCGCAAAGCCAAGGTTTGGAAGGCCTCTGCGTCTACCTATTCCGCCACAGCAGCACAAAGCGCATTTTTCAGATTCTTCTGATGAGTGCCGCGAATTCAACCGATCCCAAATTAATGGGGGGCTGTTCCGGCTGGTATGCCAATACCATGTGGACCTCCAAAACTTTGATCCCTGGTAGGACCCGGTTAATGAATGGCGCTGTCCCCACAGCGCCTGATCTTTATCCATAATTTACTTCAATGTTGGCCAAACCCCTGATATCATTGAACCTCAACCCATCTTTGGAGATTCAGGTATGGCCGGCAGTGGCAATCAGCCCCAAAAACCGAAACCCAAGCCCTCGAAATGACGGTTCACGAAACCGCGATTGCAGTTCTGCTTATCGCGGCCATCGCGCTTAACCTGTCACGGATAAGCGCCCTCTTTCTGGTATTCCTGACCAGCACTGTCCTTCTCATCCTCCCCAAAATCCTCCCCGACCCTAATATTTTAGGGGAAAGCTGGTATTGGATGCTAATGGGAATCGAAGGATTATTTGCCGTTCTGGCTTGGAGTACAGGCGAACAGGCGGGAAAAGTAGTCGCCGGGTTCAGCTTTTGGAATACCCTGGGGCATATTCTGGGGTTAATAGCCTTCCATAAAGACCTCTCGTTCTATTCATACTATTCGGCTATTATTCGCACAGGTGAGATAAGCCAAGCGGCTGCCACCGTTCTTTTCTCCACACCGGTTATTAACTTAGCCGTTATACACCGCTTAGCCAAGAAAGGGGGAGACGATGCAAGGGATCGACTGGAGTACGTTAGCGGCTAACGTCGGTTCTGTCATTATCGCCATGTTGACCCTTTTGGCAGGATTTTGGCGGAAGGTCGGCAGCCAGACTAAAATGCTGATTCAGGAAAACGCCATTTTAGCTAAGGATTATCAGAAAGACCAAGAATCCATCCGAAGTGATATTGAGCAACTGAAGAAGTCCGATGCGGAATTCAAGGTCATCAAAGCCCAATACGACGCCGTACAAAAGAGCGTTGAAGCCTTAGGTAAGCGAGTAGACGAAGCTGCCAACCAGACAAGGGCAGAGCTTACCGGTGGTTTAAACAGCCTCAGGGACGACATGAGAGAATATGTAAAGGCAGTTACAAGGTCTAGTTGATATGCCTTGACTGCTTATGAAATTTGGCAATACTAAGCACATCGCGCCGTGAGGCGCCATAACTGGTACTGGGGCACTCCCCGATAAATCCTGGGATTTTTATGACCCTTCGTTACGTAGATTCATCTACTGGTGTTGATACTCCAGGCGGAGGCACCATTGGTGCTCCTTGGAAGTCCATAGAATATGCCTATGGTCAAGCGACTTCTGGTGATATATTGGTGGCCAATGGTGTTTTCATGGGCAGTACTCTAGGAGGCGGGGGAACATGGACAATTGCCAGCAATAAATCCATTTTCTTGCAATCGTTGACTCCCTACTCTTGCATATTGGTCAACACTGCGACCTTTCAAATCCTAATAAATGCTGGGGTCAGCACATCTACACTTGGTCTTGGAGATGTGATTTTTGGCGGACTGGCCTATGGCGGTTCGCGCATTGCACAAGCGATCAGAATCAATTGCGCAGATGGATCGACTATTACGAATGCGCCCAATTTCAATAATCTCCGAGGGGATTTAGGGGGAAATGGCCCTAAATTCGTCGAAACAGCAGCGAATGCGCTCATCAATTTCAGTTTTGCCGGCGGCGCCAAAGGAATCCTCAATATTAATGGATTGATTATTGATACGCCGTCTACCGAAACAAATAATGCTGGCGCTGTTATGATTAATTCCCCCAGCGGTCTACTTGCTGGCTCTTCTGTTAATTTGCCAAATCTTTATATCAATGCCAGAAAAAATGGGCATGGCAATGCGCAATTGAGCTTTAACTGTCTCAGCAGCAGTATCCCCGTTCAAATCGACAAACCCAATATATTAATTAATACTACCGGAACCGCCATTAACCAAATATCGGCTATATCCATTTTAAATTCCGATTTTGCCCGCGTATCCAATGGGAGCATTGCACTTACCACGGAAATCGTGACGGCCAATACAGCAATTGGGGTTTTGATCGACTGCAATAGCGGCACATTGACTGCAAATAATGCAGTTCAAGAAAATTTGCGCATCACCATGAATGTGGGTGGCGGCTTGGGAGCGCTAATTGGCCATGATTTGCCTCAGGGCACAAGTCCAGGCGATTTCCGTATGACAAACTGCTCTCAGCGGGATATTACTGTCTATGGGAATGATGCTTTTAATGTCGGCGGAGGGCATGCCGTAGCCCAGGCATTTACGGTAGATTCTGAGCAAACAAATTGCAGTGCCGATAATGTAGGTATTGGGAAATTGTTCAAGGGCGCCTTACGTGGCCGCTCTGCGGGAGGCACCCTGACAAGAGCCAGCCAATCATACTGCTATGACAAGGGGTCAACTGATTGCCATTTCACAGCCACAAACATCATTATGGGTGGTACAAATGGCTATGGGAAGGCAATGCAGGCTGGCGAGAATGTGGCGGTAAATACCTCAGGTAGCCGGTTTATTAACAATAATATCCAGATTCAAGGAAGTGTTGGCCCGGTTATTTATGTTTCCCCCAGCCAAGATGTCAAATTCATTTCCAACAATTACTATGATAATACCTATACCGCAATAGGAGCGATTGCAACAAATGGCGCGACAAATTACTCCGATCTTGCAACCGCACTTGCAGCATTAGATACGAACTATGGAACGGCGACTGGAACTATTATTGGCGCTTCTACATCTTCCGGCTCCTCCCAAATCATGAGCTTTCCATTATGACAACGCTTAATCAAGTTCTCATCTCAAATGGTTCAACGACAGGTTCTGCTGTTTCTTGGGCAGGTGGCTTTTGCGCATTCTCAGTCGAGGGAACGTTCGGGGGCACTACTGCTGCTCTTGAGGCCCAAACGGCTAATGGAACCTGGATTGCTGTCGGTACTGAAACTACCAAGACCGCCAATGGATGGGGTGGCGCCTTTCTCCCGCCTTGCAATATCCGGTGTAGCTTGACTGGCGGGGCACCTAGCGCCATATACGCCTATGCAAATCAAATGCCAACACCAACAAGCCAATACACAATGGGCAATTAACTTAAAGATTAATGTAAATCCTAAGTTATATCTTTCAGACGGTTGGTTGAATCAATATGGCAGGCGCACCAAAAGGCAATCAAAATGCAGTCAAGGCCAAAATATGGTCTGACCGCCTCAAGCAACAGATTGAAGAGCGCAAGCTTTGGCCCAAACTTGCCGATGCTTTGCTAGAGAAGGCCTTAGAAGGCGATGTAGCTGCGATTAAAGAGGTGGGCGATAGAGTCGAGGGTAAGGTGGCCCAACGTATTGAGGCGACTGGTGCTGATGGTGGCCCGCTTACGCATAAATTGGTTGAGGTTCTAATTGTCGACCCTAAGGATCGAGGTTCCGAGAAAGCTTAAACCGCTATTAGCTCCTAAACGTTACAAGGGGGCTTATGGTGGGCGAGGGGGTGCAAAGTCCCACTTCTTCGCTGAGCAGGTAATCATTGCCTGCCTAACCAAGACAGTGCGTGTGGTGTGTATCCGGGAAGTCCAGAACACAATCAAGGATTCGGTCAAACAACTGTTGATCGACAAGATCACGAAGTTTGGGCTTCATGAACACTTTGAGTGTTTGGAGACAGAGATCAGAGGCCCTAATGGGTCGTTCGTAGTGTTCAAGGGCATGCAAGCCTACAACGCTATGAACATCAAATCTCTGGAGGGGTTTGATATTTGTTGGGTGGAGGAAGCCCAGACATTAAGCCAGAACTCCCTAGATTTGCTCTTACCGACCATCCGTAAGGACAACTCTGAAATCTGGTTTAGCTGGAACCCTCAGTACAAGACGGACCCAGTGGATAAGTTTTTCAGGAAGTATCCGCCACCCGATGCGATATCAGTATTGGTGAACTGGCCGGATAATCCCTGGTTTCCGACTGTCCTGAGACGGCAGATGGAGCACGACTTCACCGTCGATGAGGACAAGGCAGAACATATATGGAACGGGGCTTATGGAGTATCCCAAGGCTCTATTCTGGGTAAGTGGGTCAGTAGGGCTATTAGAGAATCAAGGATCAGCCCTAACGTGCGTTATGACCAGGCTGGATCGCCTGTGATCATTAGTAGCGATTTGGGATTCAGGGATACAGCATCCTGGTGGTATTGGCAGCCCTGTGTCGGGGGATACCGGCTGATCAAGTATCAAGGCGCTTCGGGGTGGGACGCTGACGATTGGATACCCGAGATTCAGAAAACGCTGAATGAGCTAGGGATTGAGAGACTAGGCAAGATATGGCTCCCGCATGATGCAAGGGCTAAGACCTTCCAAAGCAAGCATAGCAGCGTCGAGAAGTTTATCGCCGCCTTTGGAGTGACCAAGTTAGGGGTAGTTGCCCAGTCCAAGAAGGCCGACCAAATCAGCGCAGCCAGGACGGTCATCGATAAGTGCGAGTTCCACGTGGATCTTTGCGAGGATGGGATAGATGGGCTGGCAGCCTGGGAGTTTGAGTACAACGAGGAGAATCAAGTGTTCTCCCGTGAACCGCTCCACAACTGGGCCTCTCACCCTTCTGATGCGTTTGCTTATGGCTGTCAGGTCATGCAGATGGAAGTAGCACCAGTTAAGGAAGAGGACAAGCCGATTAGAGGCCTTACTATCGGCCAGAACACGGTAACACTGGACGAGCTTTATGCTACGTCCCCAGTGATCGAGGAACGCTATTAATGGTCCGCAAGGTTGTCGATGCACGAACCGAAGAACAGCGCTATATGGCGCTGATTGGTGCCTATGACAACGAGTTTAAGAAGTGGGAGACTCGGACCAAGGCCATTATCAAGCGGTTCAGGGACGAGCGGACCACGACCAGTGGTCAAACGGGGGCTAGATTTAACATTCTCTGGTCCAATGTCCAGATTCTGGTCCCTGCTGTCTTTGCCCGACTTCCCCAGCCTGATGTATCCCGTCGCCACAAGGACAACGATCCGGTAGGCCGGGTCGCCTCTGTGATCCTTGAGCGGGCCTTAGAGTATGAAATCGCCCAATACCCTGACTACCGTAGCGCTATGTCCTCTTGTGTGCAGGATCGCTTCCTAGGCGGTCGTGGGATGGCTTGGGTGCGGTATGAACCCCATATTCAACCTATGGACTCTCCAGCTACTGATGATGGCTGGCAAGTCACGGAGGATGTGGAGAACGAGGGCGAAGAAGAAGCCCAGACCAACGAATATTTGGATATCGAATGTTCCCCGGTCGATTATGTGGCCTGGGCGGATTTTGGCCATGAGGTTGCCAGGACGTGGGAAGAGGTCACGGTAGTCTGGCGTCGGGTCTACATGGGTCGGGAAGCGTTGGTCGAGCGCTTTGGGGAAGAATTAGGCAACAAGATTCCCCTCGATACCAAGCCTCCTGAAGTCAAGAAAACCGATGGTTCTGAATCTCACCAAGCCGTTGTTTATGAGATTTGGGACAAACTGGCAAACAAAGCCGTTTGGCTCTCAAAGTCGCTTAACGAGATTCTGGACACGCGGGTTCCGGGGGATGATGGGCTGCCTCAGATCGAGGGCTTCTGGCCGTGTCCTAAGCCTTTGTATGCGACCACGACCAATGAAACGCTAATCCCCGTTCCCGACTTCTCGCTCTATCAGGACCAAGCCCGCTCTCTGGATATTCTAGCTCAGCGGATTGATGGTCTGATTAAGGCCCTGAAGGTTCGCGGAGTCTATGATTCGGCCACCCCCGAGCTGGGTAGGCTCTTTACGGAAGGCGAGAACAACACTCTCATTCCCGTGGCCAATTGGGCGGCGTTTGCAGAGAAGAATGGCCTCAAGGGCGCTATCGATATCGTCGATATCAAGCCCATCTCTGACGCATTGCTGAACTGTTATACGGCTGTCCAGCACATCAAGAATGAGATTTACGAGATTACACATATCTCGGACATTGTTAGGGGTTCTACCGATCCTAATGAGACCTTGGGGGCGCAGCAGCTCAAGAGCCAGTTTGCCTCCATGCCACTTAAGCAAATGCAGTCTGAAGTGGCCCTGTTTGCTCAAACCCTGCTCCAGATCAAAGCCCAAATCATCTGCAGTCAGTACAGCGATGAAACCATTATCAAGATTTCTGGGGCTATGCAGCTCCAACCGGTCGACCAAGAGCTTATTCCCCAAGCCCTTCAGCTGCTCCGTGATCGTCCCATGCGTAATTTCCGTATCGAGATTGCGGCTGATTCTCTGGTTCAGATGGACGAACAACGGGAGCGGGATGAGCGTAACGCTTTCTTGGCGGCTGTGGCCGGGTATCTGAAAGAAGCTTTACCCGCAGCCGCGCAGTCCCCAGCCCTTGTTCCGATGCTGGTCGAAATGCTCAAGTTCGCCGTCTCGGCATACAAGGTCGGCAAGACGATGGAGGGGGTTATTGACCAAGCTATTGAACAGTTGAAGCAACAGGCTGCCAATCCACCGCCGCCTCAGCCCGATCCGGCTATTCAGAAGGCGCAAATTGATGCCCAGGCCCAGGCCCAGCAAAGCCAGATCGAAGCCCAGCTAGAAGCTCAGCGTATGCAAATGGAAGGCCAACTTAGAGCCAGAGAGCTTCAAATGGAAGCCGCCCTAGAACAGCATAGGAACGAGCTGGAGGCCCAAAGAGAGGCCCAGGCCCGCCAGTATGAGATGCAGATCGAACAGCACAAGGCGCTCGTTGAGGCGGCCCAAAACAATGCCGATAGGCAAGTTCAGATGATCCTTGCCAAGCTGGACGCTATGACCAAGCTCGAAGTGGCTGAAATCGGCGCTCAAACGACCTTACAGACCGCGCAGATCAGTGCGGCAAATGCGGGGAGTAATGAGGAATGACCCGAACAACCTATGTAATCCGTGATGGCAAACTGGTTGAGAAGTCTAAAGCTGCCCCTTTGGAAGGATCAGCGCCCTTTGTTATGGGCGACCTCCAGCCCTATAAATCGATGGTAACGGGCGAGATGGTCACTTCTCGTAGCCGGCATCGCTCCATCCTAAGAGAGCACGGTCTGACCGAAGTGGGCAATGAGACCAAGTATTTGAAATCCAAAAAACCGGAGCCGCCTCCCGGTTTGAAAGAGCAAGTCATCCGGGCGGTCAAACAACATAGAGGGTATTAACATGTCGCGCGCAAGAGATTTGATGGGGACAGGCTTTTCCGGTGGTCAGGCACGAGCCATTGCCAGCGGTGGTGCTGCGGTAGCTGCTACGGGTACTGGTTCTATTGCCAATGCCACCCTGCTACCGAATGAGACCAATAACCTGTCTGCGGCCTCGTCGCTGGATGCCTATCTGCTGCCTAGCACGGCTCAGGGTTCGGCTATTGGCGATGAAATCAAGGTATGGACTTCGTCCAGCACATCGGCTGTGGTTTTTGCGGGTACGGGCGAGACGATCAACAACTCGGCTTCCGCTACTGTGGCTCAATACAAGATGGCCATCTTCAAGCGGTTTTCGTCGACGCAATGGGGCATGATTGTTACCCCATAAGTGTTATAATGTAACCAACCAACGCTGTGAAGCGTCGAGGACAATATGAGCGAAGCACTCGAAACCGAGGCCCTACAGGCCCCTACGATTCGTGAAGCACTGACCGCTGCCGTCGAGCAGGTACGGGAACCCGTTGAGGCTGATACGAGCCTTAAAGAAACGGATAACCGTCAGCGCGACGAGCAAGGTCGATTTGCTCCAAAAAACACCGAAGCACCGACTAGCGATGCCTCGCCGGCTACTACCCCTGAACCTCAGGATGCAGAGCCGGCCATTGTCCGCCCTCCCCGCCCCACTAGTTGGAAAAAGGAATACGAAGAGCACTGGAATAGCATTGACCCCAAACTGGCTGAGTACATAAACCAGCGTGAAAGGGAGTATGCGACCGGTGTTTCTACCTATCGTCAAGCGGCTGAACAAGCTCGCAACCTGCAACAGGCCATGGAACCCTTCATGCCTGAATTGCAACGGCATAACATTGATCCTTCGCAGTGGATCAGGAACCTTGGTGCGGCTCACCAAATGCTGGCTCAGGGATCGCCGCAGCAGAAGCTACAACTGTTCGCTCGGCTCGCCACTGATTATGGGGTAGACGTTCGTGGCCTGATTGATGGCAATGGCCAGCCCATGCAGCCGGCCTATCAATCACCGTCCCAGCCTCAAATCACACCGCAGCAAATCGACCAACTCGTCGAGCAGAAAATTGCTGCTGTACGAATGATGCAGGACATAGAAGCATTCAAAGCGGATACGACCAACCATCCGCATTTTGAAACGGTACGTGAGACTATGGCTGGATTACTTCAGTCGAGATTAGCTCAGAACCTTGAAGACGCGTACGAAGCGGCACTCTGTCATCCTCGGCATAAAGAACTTTTGCAATCCCTACAGGAAAGCCAAAGAGCGGCAGCCGAAGCCGAGCAGCAACGCAAGGCAGCAGAGGCAGCAAAGTCAGCGCGTGCGAAAGCAGTCAGTGTGAAGGGTGCTACTCCTAGCATGATTCCACCGGCAGCAAATAGCGACAAAGGTCGACGCGAACTGTTACAGGAAGCCTTCGGCTCTGTCGGTTCTAGTCGAGTTTAATTCTGACTGAGGATTAATATCATGGCATTTGCGAATTCCGCAGTGTCGGACATTATCGCGACGACTATCCAAAGTCGTAGCGGTCAACTGGCCGACAACGTAACTAACAACAATGCTCTTCTGGCACGTCTTAAAAAACGTGGCAACGTCCGCCCCTTCAATGGCGGTAACGTTATCCTCGAAGAGATCATGTACAACGATCCCAATACCAACAATACCAATAGTTATTCTGGCTATGAAGCATTGAACATTAGCCCGAATAGCCCGATTAGCGCTGCTCAATTTAGCATCACGCAGTATGCATCGGCAGTAACGATCAGCGGCTTGGAACAGCTGCAAAACGCTTAACACACTGGGCGTTTTAAAACCGGGTGAAACGGGGAACGCTGAGAAGCCAATCCCGTAGGAAGTTGCCGAAATATCAGCTAAGGTCTATAATGTGTTCCTTGGCAGTAGGCAAAACCTCTAACGCATAGGTGGTGAGGCAGATAAGCCGATAACCCACCCACGAGCGCCCGGCAGGAGCAACAAAATGACGCGTGGAATTGAGCCAGATTTAGTTGATTGCATATTTGGCCATCTGAAAGTCCTTTCGAGGGCAGACAGCGATAAACAAGGAAACGCGAAGTGGTTATGTAATTGCGATTGCGGAAACCAAGTTGAGGTAAGGGCAAGTTTTTTGATTAAAGGTCAGATTTGCTGTTCCAAGCAGTGCAAATTTAATCCGGCGAAATCGATTAAAGATATTACTGGTCGCAGGTTTGGTGAATTAGTCGCGGTCAAGCATGTCGGTTTCTATAAATCAAGACAAGCCGTTTGGGAGTTTCAGTGCAGTTGTGGGAATGTGGTAAGAACATCAGCAAGTAATGTTCTTCACAATGACCGTAAAAGTTGTGGCAAGGGAATACATGCATCGGCGTATAAGCATGGTCTTGCTGGAACAAGAGGTTATAAATCCCATCACTATGCGAAATATGAAGCAACCAAAAAGCAGCGCACCCCAGCATGGTTAACGAAAGATGATATGGGCAAGATTGCGGAAGTATATGCAGAGGCAGCCAAATTAAGCAGTAATGGTGAGAGGTTTGAGGTTGATCACTTCTACCCATTACAAGGAAAGAAAGTTTCGGGCCTGCATGTACCATCAAATCTGCGAATCGTCCATAGAAGCGTGAATCGCAAGAAAAGTAACCTGCATCCTGATGATGTATGCTGAGCTAACGGGAAATGAACCGTTAGAAGCAAGAGATAAAAAACTCTTGCGATAACACGACTGGGTGAAGAACAGATTATCGATCTGCTCGACGGCCGTATGGCAGTTGCTGAAGCGGAGCTGATGAACCGTATTGCTTCGGATATTTATCTGGACGGCACGGGAAATGGCGGAAAAAATATTACTGGTCTGGCTGCGGCTGTACCGGATGTTCCGACCTCGGGCACTTATGGTGGTATTGACCGGGGTACTTGGAGCTTCTGGCAATCCAAGGCCTATTCGGGTGTAACCAATGGTGGTGCGGCCGTGTCTGCTGCGAACATTCAGCAGTACATGACTGCTCTGGCAATTCAGATGGTCCGCGGTAACGACAAGACCGATCTGATCGTTGCGGATAACACCTATTACAGCTACTACATCAATTCGCTGCAAGCCATTCAACGGGTGACCAATGAAGATAGTGCAGCGGGTGGCTTTGCTTCCGTGAAGTTCTTCGGTGGTGGCCAGTCGGCTGATGTGGTTCTGGATGGTGGTATCGGTAGCAACGCGACCGCAAACCACATGTGGTTCCTGAACACGAAGTACATTTTCTTCCGCCCGCATCGCGACCGTAACTTCGTCCCGATTGGTGGCGATCGTCAATCCGTTAACCAGGATGCCATCGTGCGTCTGATTGGTTGGGCGGGTAACCTGACCAGTTCTGGCGCGCAGTTCAACGGCGTTCTTAAGGCGTGATAGGAGAGAAATCATGGTTGCTTTTTGTGTAAGCCCTTTGGGCGGTGTTGATCTCTCCGCCGATGGTACGAGCATTGCCGGCTTTGCGGTCGGTACTACGGTAAACCTGAGCGATGGTGGTCAGGCCATGTATGTCAAGGCGCTGTCGGAGATTTCGCAATTCGCTTGCGTTCTCATCGATGCGTCTGCGGCTCAAATGTCCACGACTACTCTGGCTGTTGCCACGAAACGGGTTGGCTTCGCACAGTGCTCGATTGCCTCGGCCTTCTATGGCTGGGTGCAACTCGGAGGTGTGCCGAAAGTCAATCTGGCGGCTAACTGCGCTCCGAACGTTCCGCTGTTCACCACGGCCACTGCTGGCGTGCTGGACGATACGACCGTTTCGGCGGCGATGGTAGCGGGTACGGTAGCGAAGAACACCATTTCTAACGCTACTGCCGTCACTGTAGTTGCGGGCTATCCGCACATCTCCTTCACGGGCGGTGTATAACGATGCAGCCTCTGCGCATTGATGTTGATTGCTATGGAACCCCTGAATTAAATGGGCAAAACATTGTATCGGCATTAAAGCGCGGATTACCGGAGCTGACGCCTGGACTCTGTAGTCACGATGGAAACTTCGTGATTGTGGGGTCTGGTCCGTCGGCTCCGGACTTCCTTAAAGAAATCCGAGCGGAAAGGGAGCTTAATCGTCCCATTTGTGCGATTAAAGGCGCCCATGACCTTCTATGCTCGAACGGGATCAATCCCGACCTATTCCTTTGCGTCGACCCTCGTGATCGGCGTGAAAACATTCAACTAGCCAATGACGACACGATTTACCTGATGGCTTCTCGCTGTCATCCGGTCATGTTCGATCATCTGTCGAATAAGCGTGTTGTTTTATGGCACTCCTTTGGCGTCATTGCCGAGGGAGATTTTTATAAAGGCAAGCCTGGGATTGGCGGAGGATCGACCTCTGGCCTTCGTGCGATCACGGTCGGCTACGTGATGGGCTATCGGAATTTCATCCTCTATGGGATGGATAGCTGTCTGGCCGAGGATCGATTGACTAAACGGTTTACCGGCGAGAAGGCCGGTCAGGTCATCGATGTAATCGTGGGCGGCCGCACGTTCTATTGTAACGGGGCGATGGCCCAGCAAGCCCAAGAGGTTCAAGAGTTGATGAACTGCCTCCCCGGTCTCCACCTGGATATTAAAGGCGATGGCCTCTTGGCGGCGATATGGGCCGAGAGGAAGCGCATGGGCCTTACGGTATGAGGGTGTCGTTTATTCATCGTGGCGGCCCTTCTATGGCCTCCTATCGCTATCGGGCTGCAATCCCTGCAAAGGGCCTCGGGGCGAAGATGAATAGCCTGCTAGCAGACGTGGTAGTTTTCGCCAAACCGTTGCCCGGCGACCATCAGTTATTGCGGATGGTGAAGGATGCCGGTCATAAGGTCGTAGTAGATATCTGCGATGACCATTTGGCCAATGCGTTCTATCAAACAATGATTGCAGATGCGGATTTGATCACGGTTCCAACGGATGAAATGGCTAAACGCATCCCTGGGGCCTATGTAGTTCCGGACACTTACGAGTTTGAAGAAAAGGCGCCCCATTGCAATGGAAAGAATCTGCTGTGGTTTGGGCATAAAGTGAATATTCGCAGTATTGAACGACTGGAATTGGATATGCCGGTTCGAAAGGTAAGTAATGCGATAGGCTGCATACCGTGGAACCTTGATACAATGGCTGAGGAATTTGCACTGGCCGACATGGTGCTTATGCCTGCCACGGAGCCTTATAAAAGCCCCAATCGGACCTTGGAGGCGATCAGACAGGGCTGTTTTGTTGTCGCAGAACCGCACCCCGCATTGCTGGGGTTTCCCATCTGGAAAGGCAGTATCAGAGAGGGTATCGAATGGGCAGCCAAGAATTACATCAAGGCCAACCAAATGATCAAGGAGGCACAGGGTTTCATAGCCGCAAAATTCTCGCCAAAAATTCAGGAATCTGCGTGGAGGAATGTCTTGGAGGCCCTGGCTTAAACTTGGGTTCGGGCAAGGTAAAATGGCCCTCTCCATGGATCAACGTAGACATGTATCATGGGGATATTCAGGCAGACTTGAAATCGCTTCCCCTCCCCGATGATTATGCGGAAAAGGCGATTGCGGTACATGTGATTGAGCACTTTTACCAATGGGAAGTGCAGGAAGTCTTGAAGGAATGGAAGCGAGTATTAAAGCCCGGTGGAAAGCTGGTATTAGAGCTTCCCTGCATGGACAAGGTATTGAACTATTTGTATCAGTGTTTGGACAAGAAACAACCTCTATCCCCAACGATGACATGGCATGTATTTTGGGGCGATCCGAAGTATAAAGAGCCGTTGATGACGCATAAGTGGGGTTATACGGAAGATATGATTGCCCATGAACTGATTCAAGCGGGGTTTGGTGATATCGAATTTACTGTACCGCGCTATCACTTTGAATTTCGCGATATGCGTGTGGAGGCCATTAAGCCGTGATCCCTCTCAAGATATTCATTGGGTACGATCCACGTGAAACCATCGCGTATCACGTTCTCGCACATTCGATCATGGCTCGGGCATCGATTCCTGTGGCCATTATTCCGCTGAACCGAGACAACCTGAAAGATGTGTTCAGTCGCGAGCGCGGTCCTTTAGAATCGACGGACTTTTCGATTAGTCGCTTCCTGGTTCCCTACCTCTCCGGATATGAGGGCTGGTCGGTCTTTATGGACTGCGACATGCTCTGCCTGACTGATATTGCGGAGTTGATGAAGATAGTTGAACCGTATTCGTCTCGCGCGCAGGCGGTGTATTGTGTCCAGCATTCCTACAAGCCGAGAACGGCTAAGAAGTTCTTGGGCCAACCTCAAACCCCATATCCCATGAAAAACTGGTCTAGCCTGATGGTATTCAACAATGCCAAATGCCGTGACCTCTCTGTGGAGACCGTAAACCATGAGTCGGGGCTTTGGCTGCATCAGTTCCAATGGGCCAATGGCATTGGGTCGATTCCGAAAGAATGGAATTGGCTGATTGATGAATATGATGGTTTGCCGGAAAACCCGAAAATCCTGCACTTTACATTAGGTTCCCCCCATTTCCCTGAAACCAGATACTGTACGGGCGCACAGCTCTGGTTATCCGAAGCCGCCCACCTCGACTACTTGAGGAACTGAAAATGCTCGACTCTGATATCGCCAATCCCGACTCCCGGTTGTATGTGGAGTTTTACTCGAAGCCGATTCAAAATGAGTTTCGCTCTCAGCAAGAAGGGCGGCCGATTTTTGAAGATTGCGACATGGTGAAAATCTATGTCCCGGGCGACAACACGACGATCATTGACACCTACGTCAACGATTCTCATAAAGCCCGTTTCCCGCTGCATTGGGCGCACTTCCAGAACAAGCGGGAAGGTGGCCAGGATTCCGGCACTCCATTGAGCGCATGGCCGATCCTTACGCCCTCGCAAATTGAAGAACTGCGGGCCATCAAGTTCTATACCGTAGAGTCGATTGCTACGGCCTCGGATCAACAGCTTCAGCGTATTGGAATGATTGCTGGCATGGCTCCGACAGCCTTCCGTGATCGCGCAGCCCGTTATCTTAAGAGTGCAGCCGATGAAAGCTATGTAAATCTCCAGGCTGAGCAGATGAAGCGCATGGAAGAAGAACGCGAGGCCATGAAAAAGCAGATGGCAGAAATGCAAGAAATGATGAAAGTGCTGGCCGCCAATCAGAAAGGAAAGCCGGGTCCGAAGCCTAAAACCTCGGATGAGGATCAGGAAAATGCTGCTTGATTCGTCTGCTCTGTCAGATATAAAAGATCGGATTGTAGCGCTGGTCAAATTTGGCCGGCCTACTTCGACAGACGGGCTTAGACCGGGCGAGTTTTATCAGGTAGTCATTGACCCCAAAAAGTTTTCTCCTTGCGGTTATTTTATTAGGCTGGGGGATTATGATGGGGATGAGCTGGTGGGCTGGCAAATGGCGGAATCGCTGTTTATGGTTTCGGTATTAGGCCATTGGCCTTATGAGAACGACAAACCACATCTTGAATATTTCGAGTCCCCCGCTTTGGAGTCGCCCTAAATGAACATGCTGGAGATTGTCCAAGCCGCTACCGGCGAAATGGGTTTGAGTGTGCCGACCTATGTTGCGGGTAATACATCAGCGGACGCCATTCAACAACTGGCACTGTTGAACTCAGTGGGCCGGAAGCTTCAGCGTGAATATGACTGGCAGAAATCGATTGTTGAATACCGGTTCTACACCACGTTCTCCACTCAAACAGGAACGCTTGTTGATGGCTCCGCAGTTGTCCAAGGGCTTTCCAGTACGACTGGTTTGGATACTACCTATCAAGTCATAGGGACTGGAATCAACAACGACTGTTATATCGTCAGTGTGGACTCGGCCACTCAAGTTACCCTGAACCAACCCGCCACTGCTTCGGGTTCCTACAGTCTGAATTTCTGCCAGACTAAATACACATGGCCCTCTGATTTCGACAGGACTCTACCCCGCACACAATGGGACAAAGATAAGCATTGGGAAATGATGGGACCAGAGACCGCGCAGGAATGGCAGTGGCTGAAATCCGGCTATATCGCTACTGGGCCTCGGGTTCGCTTCCGTCAGCTGGGCGGTTATTTCCAGATTTGGCCCGCGATGAGCAGTAATGAATATTTGGGCATGGAGTACATGACGAAGAATTGGGTCATAAGTGCCGGCTCTTTCTCGCCTGATGCTTCTAGCCTCACGGTTGATACTGATTCGACCATCTTTCCCGATGAATTAATGATTGCTGGTCTGAAAGCAGCTTACTTTGGTGTAAAAGGATTCGACGATACGGCCTTCAAAGCAGACTTTGCCCGCCAGCTTTCGATTGCGAAGGCCAATGATGGTGGCATGAGAACGTTGTCCTTTGCGCCTGGATACCCTGGTGTGCTTATAACTCCAGCCAACATCCCTGACGCAAACTACGGGAATTAGTTATATGGCCGCCAGAAAGCGCACTATTACGGCATCGCTCCCCAGCCCAACAGGCGGCTGGAATGCTTTGGATTCGGTAGCGGATATGCCGCCGACCGATGCGCGCTTTTTAGAAAACTGGTTTCCCTCGACAACCGACCTTGTTATCCGCAGTGGTTATACCGCCTTCGCTACGGGCCTTCCAGGGCAGGTAGAGACGCTTGCGTCCTATGCTGGGGGTAGTACCGACAAACTCTTTGCGTGGTCTGTAACGAGCGTCTATGACGTTACAGCGGGGGGTGCGGTAGGGGCTGCGGTAGTGACTGGATTGACCAATGCTCGCTGGCAAACGACTAATGTTGCCAATTCCGCCGGCAACTATCTCTATGCCGTCAATGGGACGGATAAGCCCCTTTTTTACAATGGGACCACTTGGACTTCCGTCGATGGCACCAGCACCCCAGCCATTACAGGCGTAACTACCACAAGTCTCAACAACGTATTCTTGTTCAAAAAGCGGCTTTGGTTCCTTCAGAATGGAACGCTGAGCGCTTGGTACTTGCCTACTGACGCAATCGGAGGCGCGGCGACTGAATTTCCGTTGAAAGGAGTGGCTACTAAGGGAGGTTATCTTGTTTCCCTGGCCGCATGGACAATCGATGCAGGCTACGGAGTGGATGACCTTTTGGTCTTTGTGACCAGCAAGGGTGAGGTTATAGTTTATAAGGGTACTGACCCTGCCAGTGCCACGACATGGGCTTTGGTCGGGGTTTGGGCTGTGGGTGCACCAATTGGTCGCCGTTGCTTCATGAAGTATGCCGGGGACTTATTGCTGATCTGCCAGGACGGCCTGTTGCCCATGGCAGCGGCACTCCAATCCTCTCGTCTTAATCCCAAAGTGGCGTTGACCAATAAGATTCAATATGCCACCTCGACGGCCATCAGCATTTATGGGGCCAATTTTGGCTGGGATTTGCTCTATTTTGCCCGCGAGAACATGCTATTTCTCAATGTCCCTATTGCAGTGGGACAACAACAGCAATATGTGATGAACACGATTACCAAGTCGTGGTGCAATTTCACCGGCTGGGCTGCAAACTGTTGGGTTTTGTTTGAGGATGACCCTTATTTCGGGGGCAATGGAATAGTGGGAGCGGCCTGGGATTCCATGGCAGACAATGGCGAGAATATTAACGCTGCCGCCGCCCAGGCCTATAATTACTTTGGACAAAGAGGTCAGCAAAAGCGTTGGACGCTGGCTAGGCCCCTGATTATGGCCAATGGTACTCCCGCTATTCAATCTGGAATGGACGTGGACTACCAGACTCAGGCCATAGCACCTATTTCCAGTGCATCGGTTCCAGCGAGTGCTTGGGATAGCGCGATCTGGGATACGAGCCTTTGGGGAGGTGGATTGACTACCTATCAATCATGGCAAGGGATTAACGGACTGGGCTTCGCGGGTTCCTACCGCATTCAAGGAGCTTCATTGGGGATTGAGACACGATGGGCCGCCACTGACTTTGTGGCCGAAATCGGCGGCGTGTTGTGACTTATCGGGTCTTTACAGACGATCCTGGGCGGGTGGCCCAATATGTTACCTCCAAGAATGGGGGCGTTTTTGAGGGATCAGATTTCCCATCCGTTGGCTTAGAACGAAATGGCCAGATAGTGGCCGGAGTGTTGTATGATGGCTACTTGGAAAGGTCCATTTGTATCCATGTTGCAGCCGATAAACTGACAAGGGAATTTGTGCGGTTTTGCTTCTATTATCCCTTTATCCAGTTAGGGGTGGGGAAGCTGATAGGGTTAGTGGATTCATCAAACCTACCGGCTATGCGATTCAACTGGCATCTAGGATTCACGGTAGAAGCGGTTATCAGGGATGGGGCTAAATTTGGGGATTTGTGTCTTTTTACCATGACCCCTGATCAATGTAAGTGGCTGAACGTCGGGAGACGTACAGGAGAAAAACATGGGCGGCAAGAGCAGCAAACCCGATTCGCCTGATTATACCGGGGCAGCAGAGAAAACCGCGCAGGGTAATATCGAGGCAGCCCGAGCGGCGGCGGCGGCTAATCGAGTCAATCAATATACTCCCTATGGGAATCTGGTTTATAGCCAGACTCCTACCTATGGCGCGAATGGTCAGTTGAACCCGGATGCGGGCTGGAACTCGACCATTAATCTATCTCCGACCGGTCAAAAGCTTCTCGACCAGTATAATAGTACGTCTTTGGGCTTAGGAGGCCTCCAGAACGAGGCCTTGGCGCGCGTCCGCCAGTCTCAGGGGCAACCTTTCGATTATTCCTCGGTCGGTGACGTTCAGAATGCGGCCGAGAAAGCTATTACTAGCCGCCTTGACCCAATGTGGAAACAGAATTCTGATGTTCAGGCCAGCACCCTAGCCAACCAAGGTTTGCAGCCCGGCTCCGAGGCTTATGACAATGCCATGCGGAGTTTCAACAACTCCCGAAACGATGCCTACCAACAAGCCATACTGGCAGGTATCAACACTATGCCTCAAACGCTTCAGATGGCTACGACCCTTCGTAATCAACCGCTCAATGAGTTGAATGCGATTAGGTCTGGTGCCCAAGTACAGAATCCTACTTTCCAGAACACTCCCCAACAAGCAACTACGGGTGGTGCTAACTATCTCGGAGCAGCACAAGCTCAAGGGAATAGTGACCTTGCTGGATATAACGCCCAAACAGGTGCTTCCAACTCGCTGATGGGCGGGTTATTCAATCTAGGCGGTAGCCTATTTGGTGGCGCAGGTTCTGCCGGTGGCTTTGGGAAACTCTTTGGATTCTGACCATGAGCTTTTTGACTGATCTCTCAGATAAGGTTTATGGCCAGCTCAATCGAGGATGGTTGGGTGGGAAGATCAATGACCTTACGGGCGATGATTATCAGAAACACCTAATTAACACGACTCTGACCGGTGGGATTCCAGGGCTTGGGTATGGTCTCGATTACCAGCAAGCCGAAAATGAGGGAGATTCTGGCTGGAATCGGGTCGGAGGTAATGCTCTGCGATCTGCGGCCATCCTTTCGGCCATTGCTGGTGGCACTAGCGCATTGGGTGGTGGTGGAAGTGGTGGTGGGGTTCCCGTTGAGGAAGCTGGATTTCAGTCTGGCTCCTTGCCCGAAACGGGAGGTAATTGGGTACAGGGGGCCGATGGTTCTGGGTTTGGCTCTGGTCAAGGCGCGGGTGCGTTCAACTGGCAAAAGTCCATGGGCGATATGTTGAAAAACATGGGCAATCAAAGAAACCAACCGGCCAATAACAACCTTCCCGAAGTCCCTATGCTGGATCAGGGCTACCCACAACAGCCTCAGCAAGCCTCTGGCGTTTATTCTTCGGCACCCTGGGTACAACAACAATCCCCGATGACAGGTGGCCTCTATGGCCTTGGAGGGCTTTATGGCTGATGGACAACCCTTGCTGGCTCCGGATATCTACCAGCAGCAGCAACAGCTCCAAGCCCGTCAGGCGCTCGCCCAAAGCCTTATGCAACAAGGCATGAATAACGGTGGGACTGAGAGTGTCGGTGGGGTAGCTATTCGTAACAACCCGATTAACGGGGTTGCGAACATGCTCGCGGCTTATTTGGGTGGTCGCGCCCAAAACATCAACAATCAGGAAAGTGCTGATCTAATGGCAAAGCGCCAACAGATGATGGCCGACACCCTAAGGAATGGGTTTAGCCAGCTCCAGACCAATCCGACTGCGGGTGTTACGACTCTGGCGAGCAATCCCGATACGGCAGCTTATGCCAAAGCTCTGGCACCTGAGATTTATAAACCCAAACCGGATACAACGAAGGATATGTTTGGGAAATACACACCAGAATCGATTGCGATTTATCAAAAAACGCAGAATATGGCCGATTTGAAGCCAGTCACAGAGCAGCTCACTCTTTATCAGCAAGCCGATATAGATCGAAAAAACCAAGAATTGCAGTTGCGCAGAATGGAGATTGATCAGCGCAATAAGGCTGCCCAAGAGGCAAAAGAGACCGGCAAAATTCCACCGGGCTATCGCCAAACGGCTGATGGAAACCTCGAAGCCATTCCTGGTGGACCTGCTGACCTCAAGCTTCAAGGTGCATTGAACCAAGATACAGCCATGCTTAATGGTTCTCTCAGCTCCTTTGATCGTCTGGCAGAGGCTACGAATGGGCTTTTGAATGCCCCCGGTCTCGCAGGTATTACGGGCATTCGTGGGTCTATTCCTAACATTCCCGGTTCTCAAGCTGCCGATGCAGAAGCTAAATTGAATACCCTCAAATCCCAGGTCGGTTTTGGTGTTCTTCAAGACCTTCGCAATAACTCGAAAACGGGTGGCGCATTGGGTGCCGTCAGTGATGCGGAGGGTAAGCGCCTGGAGGCCAACTTGGCGTCATTGGAAAAAGCTCAATCTTTGGAACAAATGAAAGAAAGCCTTGGGAAAATCCTCCAATATGCCAACGATGCCAAAGATCGGGTAAGGGCAGCCTATAACCTGAAGCATGGAGAAACAGCACCCCCTTCCTCTCGTGCGCCGGCATCTCCTACTTTAAGCCCGGAGGATCAGGCCGCCATGGATTGGGCCAAGGCAAACCCGAATGATCCGCGAGCCACCGCAATCATGCAGCTTCATGGGGGCAAATAATGCCTTTCGATCCTGATGCGTATCTAGCTGCCAAAGCCCCGAATAAGGGGGGATTTGATCCAGATGCCTATCTGGCGGCCAAGGCTCCAGCTCCCCAACAAAATGCGGGCGAGCCGGATTTGCTGACTCAGGCTATCGATAAGCTGAGAGGGTTAAGGGATATTCCGCAAGCCGGCTCCCAGATGTTGATGCACGCTCTCCCTGAGTCTGTCGTGGAAGGTGGAAATAAGGCAATTGGTTGGGTTAATCAACAACCAGTTATTGGCCCTCTTACCGAGGCCATGGGTATCGTTCCGCAAACAACCCAAGAGTACGACAAGTCTATTCAGCAAGACGAACAGGCTTATCAACAACGCCGCCAACAGGCCATGCCACAAACATTGACCGGCTTAGTCACTGGCGAACAACCCAAGCCTGGGATGGACTGGAGTCGGCTGGCTGGAAATATTGTGGGCACTGCGCCTTTGGCGGCTATGACGGGTGGAACCGGGTTGGCTCCGGCAATGGTTCAGGGTGGAGCTTTGGCCTCTCTCCAGCCCATAACCAATGGCGGCGATAACTTTGCCTCTGAGAAGGGCCAGCAGGTCGCCACAGGCGCTTTGACGGCAGGGGCCTTGAATAGGGTAGGGGCAGGTCTAGCGCGCGTCCTAAGCCCGCAGACGCGGCCTGAGATACAAACCTTATTGGATGCGGGTATTACGCCAACTCCCGGCCAGATGATGGGCGGCATGTTGAGTCGTGCCGAAGAAAAGCTCGCAAGTGTTCCTTTGATTGGAGATGCGATTAGAGCCGGCCAGAACCGGGCTAATATGCAACTGAATCAGGCCGCGATTAACCGAGCCTTAGAGCCAATAGGCGACAAGCTCCCGAAAGGCGTCACAGGTCGTGAGGCCATCGATTATGCCCGTAGAGCATTGGGTGATTCCTACGATGATGTTTTGAACCGTATGGGCGCAGTAAGACCCGATGCGCAATTTGGCCAAGACCTTACCAATCTTTCGGGGATGACAAAAAATCTCCCCAAAGACATGTCAGAACAGTTTACTCGGATCGTCAAAAACGAAGTCTTAGACCGGATTAACCCTGAAGGTGCAATGACCTCTGAAGGGTTGAAAGCAGCGGAATCGAATCTAGGCCAGATAGCCAAGAACTATATGCGGTCTGGTGATTATGATCAGCGCCAACTCGGCGCCGCGATTACTGAGGCCCAATCGACCATTCGGAGCATGTTGGAAAGGACCGCTCCCGAGCACGCCGCAGAGTTAAAGGCCATCAATACCGGATGGGCGAACTTCATGCGCCCTCAAAAAGCCGCTTCGATGGTCGGTGCTGAGGATGGGAATTTCACAGCCGCACAACTTCAGAGCGCGGTTAAGGCCTTAGACCCTAGTCGGAACAAAGGTGCTTTCGCTCGCGGCGATGCTCTGATGCAAGACCTTTCGGATGCGGCCAAGTCGGTTCTATCAAGCAAGGTTCCAAACTCGGGCACCGTGGATAGGTTGGCTATGGGGCTTTTGACGGCTGGAGGGTTGGGGGCTGTAAGTCCTGCGGCCCTGGGTGCGGCTGGGGTTGGCTCTTTGGCCTACACCCCCATGGGTCAAAAAGCTATCGCAACCTTAATGACCCAACGACCGGATGTGGCCCCACAACTTGCCAAGCTTCTGCTTGAAATGACGCCAGCGATCAGCGCAGCCGGAGCAGTAGCGGCGCCAAGCATGGTTCCACAATAGGCTGAGAAATGGGAATAGTGCCCAAAATCCAGCAACAAACATGGCTCTTTGGATCGATTCTTCGGTCATTGAATATCCAGTAATTTAAGGCGGAGTAAATAGCATGCCTCGCAACGGAACTGGTACATTTTCGCTGGTGGCGGGAAACCCGTTTATTACCGGCTCTGTGATTTCATCTACAACGATGAATAACACACTGAGTGATATTGCCACGGCCCTAACGGCATCGGTGGCCAACGATGGTCAAACTCCCATTACTGCCAATCAGAGCTTTGGCGGCTTTAATCTAACCAACGTTGGCACATTAGGCGCAACTACGGTTAGCGCAACGACCCTAGGCGCCAGTGGCACTAGCACGCTGGGAGTTGCCAATATTACTACTCTAGCAGTCGTTACTACGGCAACCGTTCCGACCGCTGGCACCACGGACAACACCACAGAGGCCGCCAATACGGCATGGGTTCGCACCTATGCACCAAGCTCAACTTACACTCCCACTACCTCGAACAACTCGGGCGTCTTAACTGCATCCCCTGGATATGGACTGTATATGCGGGTAGGAAATATTGTGCATGTTTCTGTACGCATCCCGACAACCCCCACCACATCGACATGTTCGTTTCAGTTCTCATTGCCGATAGCGTCCAATATTGCGGCAGTGTCCGAAATAGTAGGCATGGGCTATTCCCTGAATAGTCTGGTCATCGACCCCGTTGCTGTACAAGGTGTCGTGGCCAATCCTGGGCGCGTAGCGGCTAACTGGTCATCCTCCGGCACATCGGCAGGATATGCTAATTTCAACTTTTCTTACGAGGTCCATTAATGGGCCGACAAGCGGGCATGAATGAGTTGAGCAAAAAGTTGATTCCCGGGGGGCGTAAAATGCACGTCACCCGGAATGCAAATGTCATTCATTGTCTTGCCCTGGGAAATTACATAGGCCGTAAAATCGACCAGTTCCACATTGGATCGAGTCGCAGCCGCTTCTGTAATCGCTGTCACCACATCGTTGTAAAGCGTATTCCCGAATATCTCTCTTACTCTGTCATGAGGAAGTATCCAGACAATCGGGCGTCCGGCATAGGCATCCATAATGGCCCCTGCGGCCGTTCGCATATCGGCATGGGAAATGACATTTCCAATGGAGTTTTGGTAAACGTCGTTTGTACCGAAAGAAATTAGAACAATATCGGCCTGATGATGCGCCAGAATTTGGGGCGCCCTGACCACGTTATAGGTGAAACCGCTATCAGGATGGGAAAAAGTCGTGCCAAAGATAGCATTGGTCATCAAGAAATACCCATGATCATCGGCCATGAGCAGTTCTTTGGAGATTTGAGGAAACCCTTGCTCGATCAGGGAATCGCCAATGAACAGTATATTTCTATCAATATCGACCTTGCAGCTCGCCAGGATAAGGCAGAGAAACAGGAAAAGGGTTTGAAGCGATTTCATAAGCATTCCACTAACAAGAGGTCTTGTTAATAATGCCACAAACGCTAGGGCAGAGGCAGAGACAGTTTACGCTAATGGTCTCCAAACTGATTCAGTGGAGTTATGAGGCCGGTTACGAGCTTACCTTTGGGGAGGCATATAGAACCCCAGAACAGGCCGCCCTGAACGCTAAAAAGGGTTCTGGCATATCCAATAGTCTCCACATTCAAAGGCTGGCGGTTGACCTGAATTTGTTCAAGGATGGACAGTATCTTACTGACAGTAAGTTATACACTCCCTTGGGGGAATATTGGGAGTCCATTGGGGGTTCGTGGGGCGGTAGATTCAAAACCAACCCCGATGGCAATCATTTCAGCCTTGAATGGAACGGCGTTCGTTAATCACTAAAACCGAGGAAATACCATGACTGACCTTATGACCTATATCCCGACCATTATTACTGTGGCCTCTGTTGTCTCCGCAGTCCTTCCGGCTCCGCGTCCAGGCTCCTTTGGCGCTCTCCTGGTAGGCCTGATCAATCTGGTTGCCGTCAATGTCGGCCATGCAGCCAATGCGACCCCGGCCAACCTGAAAACTGAGACCAACAATACTTCTACGACACCCTGAAATAGGAGGAACTATGAAGGCTCAATTACTGGCATGTGCTTTTGCGGTATGTGCAGGAAGGGCTATGGCGGATGGTCTATTCTGGGCACCGATTACTACGGACAAAGACCAAAGGCCATTGCCGCCTAATTCAGTGGTCTATCAGGTCTATCAAGACGGAAAGCCTTTTGGGTCTACGATTAACTATGCCCCCACGGCGCAGAACGCTTATCAGGTGCCGAATTGCGTAAGTCATACCTATACCGTCACTGCCATCTATGGGAGCCACGAGAGCGACCCTAGCAACGGTTTGAAGGCTCTTCCCTGCGTACCCGCTACCCCTGTGGCGGGTCAAGTGCTGAACGCTCAATTGCTCGCCTGTAAGATCGAGAACACCAAGGCCTGGGCGGCTAATAAGGTGTGCCAGGACAGCCTGAAGGCTTTACAGGCTAAATAGGCTCCTTCCGCTGCTCAACCCTTACCGAATGCCAGCCCCGCGCCCAAGCGTTCCTCTTAGCGTCCATGCCTTCGTTTAGGTATTGCTCTATCCCTCCTACCGGAGCTATCTTTGAGTAGGAGTAGGGGCAGTCGCTGATCCTGAGGCCTTCTCTAGCAGCTTGGGCGCCTTCTTTGTAGGGGTTCATTCCAACACCGTATTGCCCGCACCACCAAGAACCTGCAAGGCATAGGTTCCGGCTTTGTCCTTGCAGCCCTGTATTTGTTCATCGGTTACATGGCCAACGATCCTATAAACTTCAGCTCGACAGCTGACCTCGAATTTCAGGCGCTCCTCAAACATAGCCTTTTCAATCCCTTGGCGATGGCCATATTCGGTAGCCAATGGCTTGATAATCAATAGGCCGAAACCAACAGTCAGAAGCGCGGCACCTATCATCAAGACAGGAAATGGGATTCGCAGAAGCCAGCTTTGATTGCTCATTCCCCCATCCCCATGGCCTTCCCGATCTCCGCAGCGGCGCGAGTTATCGCACGGCGGGTGGCTGCATAAGGATCATCTCCATACGGCTCATCAATCTCTTCTTGAAAGATAAATGTATCTACGGTAGAAATCCGCATTCTCGGCTGCTGAATAATATTCAGCTTTAGATAGATCGCCAATTCCAAAGCTTGGCCACTATCTAATAGCGGATTCCATTGAATGGGATCACGGCCAGCCCATGCAAAGATGGCTTGTTCGTCACCATTTCCAGTATCAGAAAGAGTGATAAAGTTGTAGCCAGCGGCTTTCGCAGCCAGCTCCAGCATCTCGCGGTCGGTCATGCTCATGGCTGCACCTCATCGGGAATGAAAGTCGCGACTATCGTATTTAGGATGACAATCGTATCTCGGCCTAGAGAGCATCCCTTCTGCAGTATGTTCAAAGCTTCTTCCACAGTGCCTATCGCGTTGCCGCCATTAAAACGCCGCTGAATCTGCCCCGTAAAACTGTCCATGATAATGCAGCGCTCAGCATCGCAATACTGGAATGTGCCGCTCTCTGGAGCTAGAAAACGGCCCTCATGTCTGATTCTTAAGCGTTCGCTCATTTCGGCGGCTCCTTTTGTGGATTGGCAAACACCGGCATCTCAAACCCATCGCCTTTACGCTTCTGAATCTCATAGCGGTAGTAGGGTTCGTCGTCGGCTTTGAGGGCTTCTAGGACGCCAGGGCGGACGTAGCCGATGGGTGAAGCTTTCGGCCTGAAATGCGAAACTATGGTTCGCACCAGCTCAATTTGATCGGCGCAATCCCATGCAGATGCATGAAATCCGACCTTACAGCTAATCGCATCAATATCGTGCTCTGTAACTTCCAGCGGCTCGCTCATCTCCTCTCTCCCAAATAAATCCGCTTGGCGCCCCATTCCTTGCAGTAGCGATCCTCGTTGCCTTCGCCGACGAATATGGCTTGGCCTTCGTGCCAGATGGCATTCGGAATAGGCACCGGATCAATATAAGTTGATATCGTCGAATTACTAACGGTGGTTGGCACTGATTTCAAATAGGGCCAGCCTTCATAGTTGTCAATCATCATTGAAAACCCTCCGCGCAAGTATCGCTAAATTGAATGCATCGGCAACCTTCTTAGCCATTAAATAATTCTTTGCGTCGAGCTCATCACTCCATGGCTCTCCGCATATACTTATGGAAAAGGATGTTCCATCCGGCATTTCTACAGTATCGCCATCGGTTGTGCATAAATATTCAGCCATTCTCTTCCCCCTCCGCAGCCATTGTTTCATACGCGAAAAGTGCATTACGCGCTAAAGGCTTTAAATCATGTACACGATAGGCAATGTCGCAGACAAATAAGACGATAGCTCCTTTGGGTCTTTAATGGTTTTTGCATGATCAAAAATATCATTGATCATTTTCTGTTTCGCATTCTCTGATGCCTCTATCATTTTCATGGCTTCGGCAACAGTGATATTTGGATTAAGTAACGCAAGCATTGTCATCATTTTAAATCCTCCCCATGATCAGGGCTTGAGGTGTAGAGGTGGGGCTTTGATATCGCCTGCGATCTATCGAACGAGCGCCTAAACAATGCGGTTGCAATCGGTTCGCCTAGCGTCATCGGGTCGCCAGTAGGCTCATAACAGGGATATTCATGCGCAAAAGCAAGATAGTGATCGCCGTTCTGCCATAGCCACAATTTCTGCCCATCAGCCACCTGCTTGAACTCTTTAGCCCTATCGCGCCAGAAGTCTGCCTTTGTTTCCCATGATTGCACTTCTCGCTCCAGTCCCTTGATACGCTCCTCGCTCGCGCGAAGGATGGCGGGGAGTTCAGCTAAAAGGTCTGATACAGTTGTTTGTGCGTCAGATTCAGCAGTCCATCTAATCCAGCATTCGGCGTCTTTTAATGCCTCGAAATGCTGCGGGCCAAGCTTCGGAGTGGTCATAGCGGCAAGTCTCCAGTAATCATCAGGCGAATGCCTTTATTGTCAAGGGCCTCCGCCAATTTGCAAAGCTTTTCCCATACGCTTGTTGAAACATCATCATTGATTTTCATACATTCCACGGCAA